CGGCGATACACTCGGCGATCCTGTGGTTGTCGACAACCTGGTCAAACTTGCGTCTGCGCTGGCCACCCTGGCCGGCTCAGCAGTTGATGGCGCCTCCGAGTTTGTTGACCTCGGGCAGCGCATTGCTTTCGTTGCCGCAAACGCCGCAGGTATGGTCACTGAGCTGGACAAGGTCGACCAGCAAATTGCTGATATCGACCGCAGCTTGTCCGGCACTGGCTTGAACACGACGTTAGCCGGCATGTGGTTCAGTGAGGACGAACTGAAAGCCAAGCGCGAAGCCCTGGTAGCTTTCCGCGCCGCGATTGTTGAACAGCAGACAGGCATGAGCGCTGAGCTGAGTGCCGCCGCCGCTGCCGCAGCGGCTCAGGCGGAAGCGGAGCGCGAAAAGGAAATCAGTTCCCGCAACACCTACATCGCCGAACTCAAATCCCAGCAGGATCGCCTGGTGAAGTCATCGGAGGCTGCCGCCAAGGCACTGGTAGCCGCTGAGAAGAAGGCCAACAGCGAACTTGAGAAGGTTCGCAGCAAACGCCTTGATATCGAAAAGCGATACCAGGAAGCCATTGCTGGCATGAGCGCTGGCGGTGAGGCGTCGTACGGTGCTGCACAAACGCTAAAGGTCGGAGCGCGTGAAGCGTTGCGCGCTGGTGACGTCGAAGGCGCGCAAGCGCAGGCGCAGGCGGCTCTCAAGATGCTTGAGGAACTGCGTGCAGCAGGCGCCAACACCTACGGCTTCGAAGGTTTCATTGGCGAGCTGCGCGACATTGAGCTCGCCGCCAATGACATCGAGCAGAGCCGTGCCGAGCAGAAGATCGCCGACATCAAGCAGGAAATGCTGAGCCTCAAGTCAGCGGCTGCCGAGCTGCAGGACATGCCGGTCAGCGTCAAGATGGATGACGCTGCTCTGGCGCAGGTTCAATCGGCGCTCGATGCTTTAGCCAAGCGCGAGATCATCGTGCAGGTCGGTGCACAGTACGACTTCAGCCAGCCCTACACCTTGCAAGACCCTGGCCCGGAGCCGGCGGGCTATGCGACGGGTGGCTATATCCGCGGGCCTGGCACCGGTACCAGCGACAGCATTCTCATGTATGGCTCGAACGGCGAGTACATGATCAATGCCGCTGCGGTGCGCAAGCTGGGCGTGCCATTCCTGAACATGATCAACCAGGGCATCGTTCCGCCATCCATTCCGCGCTTTGCCGAGGGCGGTCTGATCGGCCAGGTAGCGAGCATGGAGCCGCACATGCCAAGGCTTGGGGTTATCGACTTCAAGCTAGGGGGCGACACCTACCAGTTGTACGCACCTGCCAACCAGGTCGACCCGCTACGCGCCGCGACGCGGAAGTTTGGCCGCACTCACCGATAACGGGGCACCCATGTCATTGACCATCATGCTCGGCGGCGTGCCGATCGTGGCGCACGCGGGTGCGCCGGAACAAAGCGAAGAGGCCATCGGCGGCAGCACCGTGCTCCGTATGAGCGATGGCGCGGCAGCCAAGATGCAGCATTGGCAGAAAACGGCCGGAACCATCACCGGCACGGGCCTGATGCCACCGGGGCTGGATGGCCTGGACTTCAGCCAGCCGCTCGAGCTGCGCAGCATGCAGGTGAGCAACATCGTCGGGCCTGGCCCGACGTTCACGCTCACCAGCACGCCACGGCCTGACCAGGCGCCGTGGGCGCACGCCTTCTTGGCAGGGCGCTGGGTGCGCACCCCGTGCGTAACCAATGAGAGCGTGGTGACCGTCACCGCCGTGGCAGGTGCTACCGATTACCAAGTGTCCTGGTTGCCCGTGTACTCGGTATTTGCCACCAAACCGGCGAAGTCGCAGTCGTCCGCGCACACCTGGTCCATCACCTGGGAAGAAACCTAAATGCTCAACGCCTCGCCACTGAACGCCGTGCCGCTGAACGGCTTGGCGAGTGCTGCCGCTGAACCCGAATACATCGTGCGCGGCCAGTCGTTCGTTTGGGCTCTGCGCGTGCTTGTTGGCGGCGTGAACCTCACGGCTCAGCTGACTGGCACCGTGACGGTCGACCGGGAGGAGGGCGCAGCAGGGATTGTCAGCTTCGATCTCTACATTGCCCCGGGCGTTGCCGTCGTGCCGCCAGACTGGAAGGGTCGGGCGGTATCGATCGACTACATCAGCACGACCCAGGGCGCCACAAGCGAATCGCGGCGCTACACCGGGCAGATAAGCATCGCAAACTGGAACCCGGTCAGCCGGCTACTGAGCTGCGAATGCTCGGATCAGCTGCAGCAGCGCGTCGAAGGCATGACCGTTTCGGCTATTGACGCGCTGGTTGGTGGCTACTGGTCATCGGATGTGTTCGAGCCGGTGGAAGGGCGCAGTCATTGGGACTATGCGCTGGAGCGGTTGAGCACCCGGCCGGTGAGCCTGGACAGTTCGCCGGCTGGTGAGCTGCGTGTGACGAGCTGGTATGCCGTTTCGCCGCACTTCATCTACGGGCCTGGCACCACGCTGTATCAGACCGTGGAGTTGCAGCAGTCGGATCTGGACGAGTCGACCAACCGCGTCGAGATCGAATTCAGCTATCGCTACAGCCGGCTGTGGCAGCTGAACGAGCGCTACGTCTGGAAGCACCCCGGCACGCTTGGCCTCGATGACATTGCGGGCTTTTGCCAGTGGCGCACAGACCCGACCGAGCTGCCACAGATCGGCATGGTCGAAGATGCGGCCTCGGACAACGGGCAGACGCTGCTCAATCCGGATTATTACCTTCTACCGCTGACGTTGGCGGACCCATGCGGTACCGGCGTCGGCTGGACCAACATCTACGACGACCTGCTGCTCGGCGTGGACTGGACCGGCGCGCGGCGCTGGGTGCAGACGGTTACCGAGACGTACAGCCTCACACTGGCCACCGCCGCGGGAGAAGTCGACGCGACGAAGATCGTTCAGCGCTCATCGGCAACGGTGAACGTCGAGAGCGATCTAGCCGAAGCGTGGACCGAAGGACCGATCAGCGGTGATGGTGGCGCTATCGACGTTGCCAGCGATGCTCGGCGCGATGCCGCGATGACCGTGGCACTGCGTATGGGTCAGGTTGAGATCATCGCCGCGCACCGCGAAGCCACTGTGTCGTGGCAAGTGCCGGCCAGTCTTGCCATGGGCGTTGACCTGGTGCATACGCTGCAGGTAACCGACCAAGGCGTGAATGCCAGCGGCAAGTGCCGGCGTATCGTCGACAGCTTCGATCTTGGTTCGGGCGCGGCGCTGACCACGATCAGCATTGCCATCATGCGCGGCGGCGGCGTCAGTGACCCGCTCACGCTGCCGGGTCGGCTCGGTTTAGGCCAGGGTAGCGAAGGTGGCGGCAGTGTGCCGGCAAACGAGCTGGCTACCCAGCTTGGCGGCCGCACTGGTCTGCCTGCATATGACGAAAACCTGGACGGCTTTTCCGGCAACTACAGCCAGAACAACCCGAACGCAGAGCAGTTCCCGCGCCGGCTGATTGCCTCGGCCGCCGAAATACCTGCGACCCAACGCGATGAACAACTGCTGGATGCTGCGGTGCTCTACCGCGTTGGCATCCCTAACGACCTGCTGGAGCTGTGATGGCCTACATCAACAACTACCTGGAGCCAATCGAACTGGCCCAGGGGGCGACCTCGGCTGCGCTGAATCTTCCAGATGGCAGCTACCGCCTGACTCTCTCCGATGCTGCGCGCTCCCGCTGGGAAATCGTCGACGCCGTAGTGACAGCCGGAAGCGCCCAGCTGGTGCGAGCGCGCGAAGGTACGACCGATCAAGGCTGGCCTGGCGGAAGCGTAATTTACTGCGCCGTTACGGCTGGCCAGCTCAATGCGTTGGCGTCCCAGGTTGCCGATCTGTTGGCCAGAGTCGCAGCCCTGGAGAACGGATCAACTCCGGCCAATGCGCTGACCGATGAAAGCGGTGCCGCGCTGACCGATGAAGATGGCCAAACCCTTACGAATGGAGATTGACCCATGACGCAGCACCTTTTTACTGGCGACGGCGCGCCTACATCAGCCCTGCTTGCTGAAACTGGCTCCCACTACACAGACAATCTGTCGGGTGACCAGTATCTAGCCCAAGCAGTGCGCGCCGAGGTTGGCGGGCCAATTACCGAAACCTTCTGGTCGCGCATGGAAAAAGCCACGGATGAAGGTGGCGCCTATGTCGAGGGCGCTGCAATCATCAGCGTATACCCGCAAGGCAGCTCGAAGCCTCTGCCTTATACGATATGGGAGCCGATTGCTACTCCGCATCTTGTGCTTCCGAATCTGGCCGGATATCCAGACGCCGAGCAGATCACTGCCTTTGATTATCTGCTCACGGTGTCCGCGCCAGCAAACGGGCTGATCATCGAAAACGTCGCGTCGACCATCCTGTGCAGCGAAACTCTGACCGAGATTGTCGAGACTCCAGGCAGCTACACCAT